TCCTAGCCCATGGCCGAATTCACTCACATCCCCGACCAGGGCGCAGCCATGCGTCCCAAGCTCGCCGTCAACGAGGCCGTCTTCGGTGACGGCTACTCGCAGCGCGTGGCCGACGGCATCAACAACGTGAAGCAGATCTGGGACCTTGCCTTCACCTTGCGCCCCAGGACGCAGATCGACGCGATCGATACCTTTCTCAGCAGTCACAAGGGTGTCTCGTCATTCGACTGGGAGACTCCCAAGGGGGACATGCTTCGGTTCATCTGCAAGACGTACTCCACCTCCTACAACCACGACCACAACTGCAGCGCGACTGCGACCTTTGAGCAGGTCTTCGAGACATGAACATCCCTGAACTCCTGCAGAAGCTCGACGTCGGCGCACTGATCGAGATGTTCGAGCTGGACCTCACGTCGATCGGCGGGGAGGATGTGCTGTACTTCCACGCCGGCACGAATGAGCTGAGGGCGCCCATTGTTTGGCAGGGGAACACCTACCAACCCTGGCCGGTGATGGCCGAGGGGTTCGAAGTATCGACGCGCGGCACGCTGCCGCGCCCTACGCTCAGGATCGCCAACGTCACGGGGATGATCTCCGCTGCCGTGATGGAACTCGACGACTTGGTTGGGGCGAAGGTGACTCGCCGTCGCACATTCGCCCAGTTCCTGGACGGGCAGCCTGGTGCGGATCCAGACCAGCACCTGGCGGACGACATCTACTTCATCGAGCGCAAGGTCGGTGAGAACAAGACCCTGGTCCAGTTCGAGCTTGCCTCAGCCATGGACCTGGAGGGCGTGCAGCTGCCTTTTCGGGTCATCACGATCAATTCGTGCAGCTGGAAGTACCGAGGCGCCGGCTGCGGCTACGCTGGCTCGAGCTACTTCGACGCGCACGATGAGCCGGTAGGGTCGCTCGCACTGGACGTTTGCTCCAAGAAGGTCAGTGGCTGCAAGGCCCGCTTTGGCGCGCGCGGCGTTCTCCCCTACGGTGGTTTCCCCGCAGCGCGCGCGTACAGGGTCTAGAATGTCATTTTTGCCCGAAGTGCTGGCTCACGCAGAAGAGGAAAGGCCACGCGAAGCGTGCGGCCTTGTCGTCATGACGGCGCGGGGCAGGCACCGCGTGATCCGAGCAAAGAATCTCGCGCCGGTCCCCGAGCGCGATTTTCATCTCGACCCGGACGCGTGGCTCGAAGTGGGGGAGGGCGAGGCTGTCATCGGCATCTACCACAGCCACACGAAGGGTTCCCCGGAGCCGAGCATGGCGGATCGAGTGAGTTGCGAGGCAAGCGAGCTTCCATGGCACATCGTGAGCGTGCCTGGTGGCGAGTACCGCTACTTGGAACCAACCGGGTTCCAGGCACCGTACGAGCGGCGCCCCTACGTGCTTGGGGTGCTCGATTGCTACTCCGTGATCCGTGACTGGTATTCCCGTGAATGGGCGATCCAGTTGCCGGACTTCGACCGGAAGCCGTTCCTCGCTGGCGAGAACCTCTATGAGCGGCACTACGCGAACGTCGGATTCGAACGCGTTCATGACGAACCCCAGCAGATCGGCGACGTTCTGCTGTTCGGGTTTGGAAGGACCAGACTGCCGCACGCGGCGGTTTGCCTCGGACGCGGCCGGATCCTTCATCACCCACAAGATCGCCTCTCACTCGTCGAGTCTGTCGACGGCATGTGGAACAGGCACGTAACGCATCACCTTCGGCACCACACGAGGATGAACCATGGTTGAAGTACGCTTGCACGGTCCGTTGGCCAAGCACTTCGGGATGTCCTGGACTTTCGACATCAGGACCCCGCTCGAGGCGGTGGCCGCGATCGAGGCGAACCGTCCAGGGTTCCGAAAGATGATCTCCGATCTCGCGGACAAAGGGATGGTCTTCCGCGTTCGAACGCGGACTCATGACTATGACAACGATGACGTGACCGCCTCACTTGGCCGAGCCACGCGGCTGGACATCATCCCCATCATCGCCGGGTCAAGCGCTGGGGTTCGTTTCGTCATCGGTGCAGTCCTCGTGGTCGTCGGCTACATCGTGCCGGGCGCGCAGTTTTTGGTTCCCATCGGCATCTCGATGATGATCGGTGCGGTCGTCGAGTGGCTGACACCTCAGCCGAAGAAGGAAGACTTCGAGAAGAAGGGGTTGGAAAGTTGGACCATCAGCGGTCCGAACAACAACGCTGACCAGGGCCAGCCGGTCCCGGTGATCTACGGCGAGGTGCTGACCGGCGGCAACCCCATCAGCTCCGGCCTGTCCGTCTCCCAGCTTGACCGCGCCGGCTCCACCGCCTCGTCGGTCAACCTGGGCGGCAACCTTGACCCGGTGTTCAATGTCAGCGTTGCCACTGAGAACACCGCTGTCCTGCAGGTCAGCGGCAGCCCCTTCAATATCGACGAGCCTCTGACGTACGAATGGTCGTACTCCGGCTTCGCCGGCGCGACCGTGACTCATGAGGGCTTGGATAAGGCCACCATTCGGCTGCATGTCACCGTTCCCTCTGTGCCGACCGCTGTGGTCGTGATCGAGGGCTCAGTAACGCTCGAGATCAACGGCCTGAAGCCAGGGACACGGGGTGCTGAAACCCCGGAACCGGTCACTGCCTCCGTAACGAAGGCAGTCTCGGTGCGCTTTGTTGCTCCCCCGGAGACCTGAACTATGCGAATCATTGGATCTGGCGGCGGGGGCGATGAGGGCGGTGGCGGAATCAGTGAAGATCCGGACACCCTGTCATCGGTCACCATCGCACGAATCGTCGACCTGATCGGCGAAGGCCCGATTGAGGGGCTGGTCAACGGGGAATACTCGATCTACATCGACGGCGTCCCCCTGCGTGATCTGCTCGGCACCCCGAACTACCAGCCGTTCACATGGCAGACGGTGCTTGGGACGCAGGATCAACTGCCTATCCCGGGGTTCAGCGGGACCGAATCCGAGGTCGGCGTTTCGGTGCGCGTCTTCAAGAGCATGGGGAAGGTGATCCGCAGCGTGAGCGATGCGAACGCCGACGCCGTGCGGATCACCGTTGCAGTCAACGGGCTCTCCGAGACGACCAACGAAGGCAAGATCACCGGCGCCACCGTCACCTACATCCTTTGGGCGCGCGTGGTGGCGGGGGCCTGGTCGAAGGTCTACGAAGGCTCGATGACCGGAAAGACCGGGTCACACTACCAACGGTCGCATGAGGTCCGACTCGCAGGACTTGGTGAAGGCCCGTACGAGGTCGCGGTCGAACGCGTGACTGACGAGTCTGAGAGTTCGCTGCTGGTCAACGCTCTCTTCTGGGACTCGTACACGGTCATCAACTACGAGCTGTTCAGCTACCCGAACTCAGCGTTGATCGCCGTCTCCATTGACGGCCGGTACTTCTCACGCTTGCCCCGCCGCGAATATCACGTGAAGGGCCTGATCGTCCGGGTCCCGGCGAACTATGACCCCCTCACGCGCCAGTACGCAACCACCGGCCCGGGTACGACCGGAGGGGGCTGGGACGGTACGTTCAAGCTGGCCTGGACCAACAACCCGGCCTGGTGCTTCTACGACCTGGTCACGAACGAACGCTACGGTCTCGGGTCTCGGATCTCCGACTCGCAGATCAGCAAGTGGGAGACCTACCAGATCGGCCAGTATTGCGATGAGCTGGTGCCGAGTGGTCTCACCACCAACGTCTTCGATTACAAGAACGGTGGTGGCGTCTCATCGAGTGGGACGACGCGAGCCCCAGTGCCTATTGGCACCGGTGGCTACGAGCACCGATTCACGCTGAACGTGGTCATCAACACGCGAGCAGACGCGTACAAGGTGCTGAACAACCTTGCGAGCGTCTTCCGCGGAATGGCCTATTGGTCGTCGGGCATGGTCGCACTGACGCAGGATCGTCCGACCGCCCCGTCCTGGGATTGGACCAATGCATCCGTGGTGGAGGGCCAGTTCGAGTACGAGGGCTCCGGCCGCTCGCAGCGCCACACCGTCGCCATCGTGGGTTGGAACGACCCGAGCGAGGGCTTCTCGCAGAAGATGGAGTACATCGAAGACCGTATCGGCATTGAACGCTACGGTGTGCGGCCGATCGAGCTTGTGGCGTTCGGCTGCACCTCCCGCGGCCAGGCCCGTCGGGTCGGGCTGTGGCTGCTTTACACCGAGCGAGTGGAGCAGGGCACTGTCAAGTTCAAGGTGGGCATGGAAGGCGCCCGGGTGCGCCCAGGCGATGTCGGCAAGCTGATGGATTCGTTCCGCGCCGGCGCGCGCTGGGGCGGCCGCGTGATGGGTGCGACCTCCACCACGTTGACCATGGACGCACCGCTCACACTGGAGGCGGCAACGTACGTGCTGACCGTCGTCATGAAGGACGGAACGCTGGCCGAGCGCAACGTCGTCATCGGATCGACTGGCACGTTCTCGACCCTGACCGTGACGTCCGCATTCCCGGAAGTGCCGGCGAACATGGCCATCTGGACCATCTCCTCGCCAGCGCTCGAGGAGCGGCTGGTGCGTGTGGTGGCAGTCCGCCCGGAAGGCCCCAACGTCTTCGAGATCACCGCCCTGGAGCACGAGCCCAGCAAGTACGACGCGATTGAGCTTGGCCTCGCGATCGAAGAGCACGATCACACCTTGCTGGACCTGTCGGGCGTCTACAAGGTGACCAACCTCGTGGCCACCGAGAGCACCCACCGGCCGGAGAACGACGTCGACGTCCAGGTCAGCGTGGTGGTCAGCTGGGACCCGCCGGCCAATGCGCCGGTGCGCGGCTACACCTTTCGTGCGACGAACGCCAGCGGCCTCGTCTACACCCTGCCGGAAAGCTCCGACACCAGCGTCACCTTCTCGAACGTGCCGGTCGACATCTACACGATCGAAGTGCGCGTGGTGGACGTGCTGGGCCGGATCGGGCCGCCGGTGTCGATCACCGTCAACGTGGACGGCATCGACGAGTTCCCGCCCCCCGACGTGGTCGATCTGGTTGGGTCTGTCGTCCCCAGCGGCGTCAAGGTCTCCTGGGAGCCCTGCACCGTCACCGACTACGCCGAGACCGAGCTTCGGCTCGGAGCTGACTGGGACAGCGGCGCTCTCCTATTCGTCGGCAAGACGAACTACTGGATCGCATTGAACCCACCGGCGGGGACCTACACCCTGTGGGCCAAGCACCGCGACTTCACCGGCAACGAGAGCGAGAACGCGACCGAACTGGTCTACGAAGTCACGTCAGAGACCGGCGGCTCGCTCAGCTTGCGCGTGGACCGGTTCCCGTTCTTCAGCTTCGGCAGCGGCACGTCGCACACTGCGGTCGCACCCGGGGACACCACGATCACCTTCACCTTGAAGCTGACCGACCTTTCAGGGGCGGCCGCCTTCACCGCTGAAGCGTTCGACAATCGCACCGGCGGGGCCAGCCTTGGCACGTTCACGTTGGGAGGTAGCGGCAACATCCGGACGATGACGGCCGCGCAGTTCGTGTCGCTCGGTGTCTCGGGCTCGGTCAAGCGCGTGCGCGTCACCGCCTCCCTTGGATCGGCCACGGACTTCATCGACATCTTCCGCCAGGACCCGACCACAACGGCTCCGTACTTGTTCCTGTCGAACCCCTCGCATCCGGTCCCGACCGACGAGAACGGCCTGTACGGCGACTACAGCGAAGCAACGACCGCCGCTGTGGTTTACGAGGGGCTGACCGATACCACTGCTGATTGGACCTTTTCGATCGTTGCAGACTCAGGCGTCACAGCCACGATCAACGGCGGAGCCGGGCCTGTAGCGAATCCGGCCTCCGTGATCGTCGCCGTGACCGACATGACGATCCCGACCGGCATCGTGCAGATCAGTGCGGCACAGACCGGTGAGACGACCCTAACGGCCGACTTCCTCGTGGAGAAGCAAGAGGCCAGCACGTCCGGCTACACGGTGGTGTGGAGCCCGCGAGCAGAGATCCTGCTGCCCATCACCGATACAGGCACCGTCTCGAGTTACGAGGACGCTTGGTCCGAGCTGAAGATCATTCGCAACGGGTCCACGGATGACACCGAGAACTGGTCGCTGACGAAAGAGGACGTCAACGTTACCAGCACGCTGGTAGACGCCAAAGTGACGGTGACGGCGCTGCTGAGCCTGGGCACCTTCGTCGGTTCGTTGATCACCAACAACCTCACCATGTCCACACTTGGGACGGGCGTAAACGGGCTGATCAATGTCTACTACGGCGGCGGCGTGTGGATCGCGCTCGGCCATAACTTTGGCGGCGGCGGGCCAGGCGTGTGGAGCAAGATCTACCGCAGCACCGACTACATCAATTGGACCGTGGTTGATGTCGGTGATTCGGCTCAGTGGCATCAGGCGGCGCACGATGCCGTGACGGACTCCTGGGTCATCGCGAAGTTCAGCACCACGACCAACACGCACAAGATCCGCCGCAGCACGGACAAGGGTCAAACTTGGTCAGAGGTGACTCTGCCGACGGCTTCGAACACGCAATGGTATGGTCTCAGTGCCGGGGGCGGCCGGATCATCCTCTCCGCGCTGAGTGTCACGACAGGAGCTTATAGCACCGACGGAGGTGCCTCTTGGTCCACGTGGACGCAGCCTACGAGCGGCTTCGTCGTCAGGGCTCTCAGTGCCTCACTGAGCTTCGCAGACAATACATCCGGCATCCAGTACATCTCAACGAATCACGGTGCCAGTTGGACCAACGATGCCGCCAACTGGCCAATAGACGCCTTTGACGCCATTCTCTACAAGGGCCGCCTCGTGGCCAGCATCTGGTCGAACACGCCCACAGTGAAGTACCGGGATCCTGGTGGCGTCTGGGTGACCGTTGCGCTGCCGCACAGTGTCAATGTGGGCCGATTCCAGATCATTCAGGACGTGCTCTACATGCAAGGGGACAGCGGATTGGCTCCGGTGTACTCGACGGACGGAGCCACGTGGAAGGCCTGTAGTGCAGCTATCAGTGGATACCCTGTTCTTGGCGGGGAAAGTCAAGACGTCGACTTCTTCCCAGTTTGGAGTATCGGAGGTAATTCGGTAAATCGCCGCGTGCTGCAGGCCAACAGCGACACCGACGGCGCCGTCATTGTGACTGCGACCAAGGCGGGGGCAGCAGACATTGAGGCCGTCCTCCCGGTCCTGAAGGGCACTGCTCCGCGCGACGCCTACGCATTCAGCGCGCAGCCGGCATACCTCGTGCTGCAGGCGACATCGGATGGCGTTGTGACCTCGTTCACCAACGCGGTCATGAACTTCTTTGCCCAGAAGAACGGCGTCAACGACACGGCCAACTGGACTTGGACATGGACGACGACGAACCTGACGCCGGCCAGCGGCACGGGGTCGACCGTCACGCTCACCGCCATGAGCCAAGCAGCGGACATCGGGTACATCACGGTCACGTTCAGCAAGCCGGGCCAAGCAGTCCGAACTGAGACCTTGGTCGTGCAGAAGGTGAAGGGCAACGTGCCGGCCGGTCCTGTCGTTGGCGGGGCCTATGCGGCGGTGACCACGACCACCACGCACATCTCCCTGCGCTTCCACAAGGACGGTCGTGTGCAGCAGCGCGTCACGTCCGGAGGGGTGTGGACTGACCTGACCGGGTGGGCAGGGCGCGTGCATGCGACCGCCAATCAAGGGTACTGGTTGAAGGTCATCCCCACGGCTGGCACGCACGCCCTCACCAGCGGCACCGAGAACACGTGGCTCGCCATGACGAGTGATCGCGATTTCGTCATGGAGGATGCCACCAGCGGCACGCACAAGTACGACTTCACCGTGCTGATCGCGACCGACAACACCGGCGCCAATCCGATCATCGGCTTCGGCTCGATGACGATCATCGTTCCCTGATCTGTCCCGTGGTGGGGACCTTTACCCTGCTTCGGCAGGGTCTTTTTCTGGCGAGCAGAAGTCCGCCCACGCCTGCATCAATGGCCGCCTCTTTTCCAGCATATCGGTGCGAAGGTAGGCCTGCACCGTCTTGTCACCCTTGACGTGGGCGATGGCCAGCTCGGCGAGGTCGTGAGGGGTCTCGGTGCGATCAGCGACCCAGTCGCGAAACGTGGATCGGAAACCGTGCGGGGTCACGCGCCGGCCGCCCTGGTTCGGGTCCACGAAAGCAGGGGTATGGCTGGCCAGACCTTTGTTGATCACCATGTTCATGGCGGCGTTGCTCAGCCCCTCGCCACCGTGCTGGAAGACGAAAGGGCCTGACCTGACCGCCTCCATCTCGCGCAGCAGCTTCAGCGCCTGGCGCGACAGCGGCGTGCGGTGAGGGTACGGACCCTTCATCTTCTCGGCCGGCGACATCCAGATTCGGTGCTCCCAGTCGACCTCACCCCACTCCATCGTGATGATCGGGTTCGTACGCTGCGCCGTCAGCACCAGGAAGGCCAGCGCGCGTGGCGCGACGCCGCCGCGCGGC